TGGGTCTGGACCTAGATCTGCAGATACGGTACAAAAAATGAAAAATTCTCATGTAGGTAAATTACATTCTGCAGAAACAAAAGAAAAAATTTCTATATCACTTAAAGGTCAAAAAAAGACTGATATACATATACAAAATTTATCTGAATCATTAAAAGGTAGAAGTGTATGGAATAAAGGAATTGCTCGTACAGACGCACAAAAACAAGCACAATCAGAAAAAATGAAGGGTCGATATAAAGGCCGACCAGCTCAAAACAGAAAACCAGTAATTCAGTATACACAAGAAATGATAGAAGTTTCTAGATTTGAATCTGCTAGAGCCGCACATTTTATTACAGGAATTAATCCAGGGCCTTGTTTATCAGGTAAAAGTAAACGTTCTGGCGGATATATTTGGAAGTATGAATAAAAATTTATATATTAGATAAGAAATTTAGATATCAGGTAGATATTTAGTAAGTTAAACAATTTAAAACAAAAACAAACAATTATGGCTATTAATTTAGACAGCATCAGAGCAAAGTTAAGCGACTTGCAAAAGAACACGGGAAAAGGTGAAAGACAAGATTCTTTATGGAAACCAGAACCAGGTACCCAAGTAATTAGAATCGTTCCTTATCAATTTAACAAGGACAACCCATTCAATGAACTTTATTTCCATTATGAATTCGGGAATAAGCAGTATTTATCTCCAGCCACTTTTGGCAAAGCAGATCCAGTAGTAGAATTTTCAGAAAAGCTTCAATCAACAGGAAGAAAAGAAGATTGGAAATTAGGCAAGAAAATCGAGCCTAAGATGAGATGTTATGCTCCTATTATCGTTCGTGGTAAAGAACATGAAGGTGTTAAGTTCTGGGGTTTTGGTAAAACAGTATATCAAGAATTATTAGGATTTATCGCAGATCCAGATTACGGTGATATTACAGATCCAGCTTCAGGTCGAGATATTACAGTAGAGTTCAAAACTAAAGAACAAACAGGAAAAGATTATCCAGAAACATCAATCCGTATTAAACCAAATCAAACACCGGTTCATACAGATAAGGATATTATCTCAAAAATCGCAACTGGTCAAAAGAATTTATTAGAAATTTTCAAAGAACCTTCATATGAAGATTTGAAAGTAGTATTGACCAATTGGTTAAATCGTGATACAGAAGGAGTAACTGAAGAAGGCTCAACAGGTGCACCTGCCGCTGCTTCTAAAGTATCAACTCCAACAAAACCTGCTGAAACTAAGTCAGTAGAAGATATATCAAGCGCATTCGACGACTTGTTTAAAAACTAAAAAATAAAAGTGAATAAGGGGAGTTAGTATAGTCTACTCCTCTTATTTTACTATAATAACATAATATTATGGCAAAAAAGAAAACAGAAGACGGATTATCCGCTGGGGCAGTTCATGAAGATTTGGCTTCTTTATTAGCAAATACACTAAATACAAAATTCAAAGAAACGAATTATAAAGTAGCGTATTTTCTAGATAAAGATATCGATTCTCCGAGTAATGTTACAGATTGGATTTCAACAGGAAATGACATTGTAGATTTAGCAATTTCAAATAGACCAAATGGTGGATTACCAGTAGGTCGTATTATTGAAATTATGGGAGAATCTGCTGCAGGTAAATCTTTATTAACTGCAAATATATTAGCGCAATGTCAACGTAAGGGTGGATTATCAATTTATATTGATACAGAAAATGCAGTAGCAAATGATTTCTTTGAAATGTTAGGAATGGATTTAAGTAAAATGATTTACGCTCCAGTAGAAACTATTGAAGATGCATTTTCAATTGTTGAAACAATTATTGAAAAAGTAAGACAAGCAGATAAAGATCGTTTAGTTTGTATTGCAATTGATTCTATCATGGGCGCAACAACAAAAGTTGAGCAAGAAGCAGATTATGAAAAAGATGGATATGCAACTACAAAAGCTATTGTATTATCAAAAGCAATGCGTAAGATTACTAATATGATTGGCAGACAAAAAATTTGCTTAATTTTAACAAATCAGTTACGTGATAAAGTAGGTGTTATGGGCTTTGGTGAAAAGACTCAAACCTCAGGTGGTAAAGCAGTTGGATTTCATGCATCAGTAAGGTTGACTCTTTATAATTTAGGAATGATTAAGAAGTCTGATGGTACGGTTGTAGGAGCTAAAACAAAATTAAAGATCAAGAAAAATCGTTTAGGTCCTCCTTCGAGAGAAGTTGAATATGATATTTACTTTGATTCTGGTATTGATTCTGCACCTAGTTGGATTGATGAATTAACAAAACATAAGTTAGTTAAGAAGCGCGGTGCATATTATGATTATATTGACACTGAAACAGGAGAAGAGATAATATTTACATCTGCTAATATTCTTCAGAAATTAAAAGATAATCCTGCTTTAAAGACGCAAGTATATACTCGACTTTGCGAGGAATATATTATGAAATATGACCCAGCAAATCCAGATGAAAATCTATCGATAGTTACTTCTCCAGAGGGTGGAGATGATTTTTAAAATAAAAACAACACAATAAGTTTATGACAAAAACAATATATTATAATTTAGAAGCGCGTGATGGGTTAAAGCGCGGAGTAGATGCTTTAGCTAACGCCGTAAAAACAACACTAGGTCCAAAAGGACGTAATGTAGTAATTGGTAAAAAATTCGGTGCACCGGTTGTTACGAAAGACGGTGTTTCTGTTGCTAAGGAAATTGATTTAAAAGACCCTTTAGAAAATCTAGGAGCTCAAATGGTAAGGGAAGTAGCTTCTAAAACTGCAGATATTGCAGGAGATGGAACTACAACTGCTACTGTATTAGCTCAGTCAATTGTAACTGTTGGACTAAAAAATGTAGCTGCGGGTGCCAATCCAATGGATTTGAAACGTGGTATTGATAAAGCAGTTTCTGTAGTAATTGATGAATTAAAAAACCAAAGTCAAATTATCGAAGATGATAATGACAAAGTTCGTCAAGTTGCAACTATTAGTGCAAATAATGATTCTGTAATTGGCACATTAATTGCTGATGCAATGAGTCAGGTCGGTAAAGAAGGAATTATTACCGTAGAAGAAGCAAAAGGTACTGAAACAGAAGTAAAAATTGTTGAGGGTATGCAATTTAATCGTGGATATTTATCTCCATATTTTATTACTAATCCAGAAAAACAAGATGCTGAACTTAATTCTCCTTATATTTTGATTTATGAAAAGCGCGTATCTGTAATTAAAGATATTTTACCTATCCTAGATCAGGTAATGAAGCAACAAAAATCAATCTTAATTATTGCAGAAGATATTGATGGTGAAGCATTAGGTACATTAGTTGTAAACCGTGCACGTGGTATTTTAAATGTAGCAGCAGTTAAAGCTCCAGAATTTGGAGAAAAACGTAAAGCAATGTTAGAGGACATCGCTACACTTACAGGAGCAACAGTTATCAGTGAAGAATTGGGTCTTAAATTAGAGAATGTTGAGTTAAGTCACTTAGGAAGAGCTGAGAAGATTATTGTATCTAAAGACAGTACTACAATTATTAATGGTGTAGGTAAAAAAGAAGCTATTCAAGATCGTATTACTCAAATCAAAAATCAAATTGAATCTACTCAGTCAGATTACGATAAAGAAAAACTTCAAGAACGTTTGGCTAAATTAGCCGGTGGTGTTGCAGTATTGTATATTGGTGCTGCTACAGAAGTAGAGATGAAAGAAAAGAAAGATAGAGTAGACGATGCACTTCATGCAACTAGAGCTGCTATTGAAGAAGGAATCGTCGCAGGTGGTGGTGTAGCTTATATTCGTACCTTAGATGCCTTAGAATTATTAAAGGGCGTTAATGACGATGAAAACACCGGTATTGCAATTATTAAACGAGCTATTGAAGAGCCATTACGTCAAATTGTTTCTAATGCTGGTGGTGAAGGTAGTGTAGTAGTAAACAAAGTTCGTGAAGGAAAAGCAGATTTTGGTTACAATGCTAGAACAGATGTATATGAAAATTTAATTACAGCTGGTGTTATTGACCCGACTAAAGTAAGCAGAGTTGCTTTACAAAATGCAGCAAGTGCGGCGAGTATGATTCTTATGACAGAATGTGTTCTTGCAAATGATAAAGAAGAACAAATTCAGCCAAACCCTAATATGGGACATGGTATGTACTAATAAAAAATAAACTATGTTAAATAGATATGTTGAGCTTTTAAAAGAAATTCAACAGGAAAAAGATAGTCCCGAATCAATTAATGTTAACTCAAGGGTGATGTTAATTGACGGGACTAA